ATGTTTAAACCGGAACTCCTTTCCCCGGCGGGAACGCTGAAAAATATGCGTTACGCTTTCGCTTATGGCGCAGATGCTGTTTATGCGGGCCAGCCGCGTTATTCCCTGCGTGTGCGCAACAACGAATTCAACCACGAAAATCTTCAGCTCGGCATCAATGAAGCCCACGCGCTGGGGAAAAAGTTTTATGTCGTGGTCAACATTGCACCGCACAACGCCAAGCTGAAAACCTTTATCCGTGACCTGAAACCGGTGGTGGAAATGGGGCCGGATGCGCTGATTATGTCCGATCCAGGGCTGATTATGCTGGTGCGTGAGCACTTCCCTGAAATGCCGATCCACCTTTCGGTGCAGGCTAACGCCGTGAACTGGGCGACGGTGAAATTCTGGCAGCAAATGGGCCTGACCCGCGTGATCCTCTCTCGCGAGCTGTCGCTGGAAGAGATTGAAGAGATCCGCAATCAGGTGCCGGATATGGAGATCGAGATCTTCGTTCACGGCGCGCTGTGCATGGCCTACTCCGGTCGCTGCCTGCTCTCTGGCTATATCAACAAGCGCGACCCGAACCAGGGCACCTGCACCAACGCCTGCCGCTGGGAGTACAACGTCCAGGAAGGGAAAGAAGATGATGTTGGCAACATCGTACACAAGTACGAGCCGATTCCGGTGCAAAATGTTGAGCCGACGCTGGGTATCGGCGCACCAACCGACAAAGTGTTTATGATCGAAGAGGCCCAGCGTCCGGGCGAGTATATGACCGCGTTTGAAGATGAGCACGGCACTTACATCATGAACTCGAAAGATCTGCGCGCCATCGCCCATGTAGAACGCCTGACCAAAATGGGCGTGCATTCGCTGAAAATCGAAGGTCGTACCAAATCTTTCTACTATTGTGCACGCACCGCACAGGTTTACCGCAAAGCTATCGATGACGCCGCTGCGGGAAAACCGTTCGATACCAGCCTGCTGGAAACTCTGGAAGGTCTGGCGCATCGTGGCTATACCGAAGGTTTCCTGCGTCGTCATACTCACGACGATTATCAGAACTACGAATACGGTTATTCAGTTTCTGACCGCCAGCAGTTTGTTGGTGAGTTTACCGGTGAGCGCAAGGGGGACCTCGCGGCGGTAGCGGTGAAAAATAAATTCTCCGTTGGCGACAGCCTTGAGCTGATGACGCCGCAAGGCAACATTAATTTTACCCTTGAGCACATGGAAAACGCCAAAGGCGAAGCTATGCCGATAGCACCAGGCGATGGTTATACTGTGTGGCTCCCGGTCCCGCAGGATCTTGAGCTCAATTACGCGCTGCTGATGCGTAATTTCTCCGGGGAAACCACGCGTAATCCCCACGGTAAGTGATTAATTTCGATTATTTTTCCCGGATGGAAAATTCTTAGAAACCGATCACATACAGCTGTATTTATTAAGGTTATCATCCGTTTCGCTGAAAAACATAACCCATAAAATGCTAGCTGTACCAGGAACCACCTCCTTAGCCTGTGTAATCTCCCTTACACGGGCTTATTTTTTACGTACAACAAATTGAAATAAAAGGATTTATTTCTGGTCACGTCCATATATTGACCACATCGACAAAAAAGCCCCTCGACTGAGGGGCTTCCTGTTTGTAATTACATCCACATAATTTGCTGCCCTGACGGCAACGGGTGCGGCCTTACGGCGTGGACTTCTCCCGGCTTCACGATGTATCGCTGTACCGACTCATAAGTGATGAACGTGGCGCTGCAATTCACGTTCTGGCACTGGTGATAACGCTCTTTTGTCGTGTCAGTGATATAGCGACTTGTACGCGCATGTGCGGCATGCTGGCATAAAGGACAATGAAACATCGCGAGCACCTCTTCCGGTTTTGTTGATGGTGCCATTTTAGTTAATTTAACCTTATAAAACAAACAGATAAAATAAAAACATCACTCATCATCTTCTGTTTCGTACTCCACATCAGAAAGCCTGACCTCAAGCTCCAGGGACGTCGTGAAGCCGCTATTATTCAGAAAATGTGTCACCTTAGTGATTGTCCAGTCCTGCTCGTCTATGACGCGCTTAAAGCCTGATACTTTGACCGGCGTTTCCGTGTAAATATCTGCCCGACCAGTAGCCAGACTGATGGAGAACTCCGCAACGCCCCGTTGCAGCTTATCCCACTTCGCCTGAGCGGCGCGCATGGCCTGCGCTTTCGTGGCATATACCGTGGTCAGGGCAAAAACGTTGTCAGCCTCACCTGCCATGTATTCACCTTCGCGCGCTTCCGGTACTTTTGGCGCTTTCTTCTGCCTGACCGGTTTCGCTTTCGGGTGCTCCAGTGCGCGCAGGTGTTTCTCTTTCTTTTTGCGTTTCAGTTTTACCTTCTGCTTTTGTGGCTTCGGGTCTTTGGTGTGTAACCACTTTGCCGTTACGCCGGTATAGGCTCCACGGTCAGCAATCGCAAAATGATGGCGGTCGCCGTCGCTGCGGGTTATGGTGACCTGCGGGATTTTTTTACCACTGGCCGTCACCCCCTGCCCCGCTTTGAGAAACAACAATTTTCCCATTTTTACCGACACCTCACCGCCGTTGCGTTCAGCAAGACGGGTCAGGAATTTCGCATCGGACTCCTGCGACTGGTCGATGTGCGGGATTTTAATTCCGGCCAGTGACGGAGCGACACTGGCTTCCAGCTTGTTACGACAGGCTATCGCCTCAACAATCGCACCGAGTGTGGTGTCATGCCAGGAGCCTTCCCGGCGGGAATTGAGCGTGCCACGAAAATCTGCACTCCGGGCGCGGATGGTAACCACATCCGGCGCGCCCCGGTGTTCAACCTCATCAACGGTAAATTTCCCTTTGCATACCAGGGCAAAACCTTTCCAGCCGATATACACCGTCAGGACAGCGCCACGAATCGGCAGCCCGACCTGCCCGTCGGCATCGTTCAGTTCAATATCAAGCTGGTCAGCCTCAAAGCCCCGGTTATCCGTCAGGGTCATGCTCATCAGACGGTCGCTGATATTGCCGGTAATATCCCTGCTGTCGAGCATCAGCATGTAATCCGGCGTCAGCGTACTGCCTGCATCAAATGTCAGTGCATCCAGCATTATCCCGCCCCCGTCATACCCGTGAATTTAGTCGCCATACTGCCAGCCTTACCGATGAGCGATTCCGCCTGTTTACCGATATCGCCATAAAGCGCGGCCAGTGATTCATCAACGCGGGTAAGCGACAGCGTAAAATCAATTTTTCGGGGTGTGCCGTCTGCAAAGAAAATACTCCCTGCTTCACTCACCCTGCTGATGACATACATGCCGTAAATCATGCCGGTGCCATCCAGCAACGGCCACGCCCGGCCTTCCTCTGCCATCAGCCTGAGCGTGGTCATCGTCAGCTTTCCGCCGGTCAGCTCGGGATAAAGCACACCGGCAAGCGTGATGTTTTCCTCGCCAACACCGAGAAACTGAAAGGCATCCCGTTTACCGATACGGGAATTTGACGGCCAGCGATAATCTGATTCACGCTGCATGGTCTGGTGTGGCAGCGTCTGGCGCATAAAAACAAACATACCTAACGCGAGCATCATTTTTCGTCACCTCCTTAACCGTCATGCATCATGCTGGCACGGGCGCGCGCACGTTTATCCCGCTCGTATTTTTCGAGTGCATCCTGTAACTGGCGGTCGAGCTGTATCCCCGGCGTAGTACCGCCCGTCAGGTTGATGTGATATTCGTTTTTACTCTGGTCCACATAAGAGCGGCCAGCCGGTGCCGTGACCGGCTGATAAGCCTGATAACCTGCATAAGAGCTGGCCGCCGGAATATAACCACCGGTGCCATACGTGGCGGCATGAGTTCTGGCGGCGGTCTGGTCAAGCGTGCCTGACTCTTTGTTGATGACGCCGAGTTTTTCCAGTACCCAGTCAATACCGCCGCGCAGTTTGTTGAACGCATTAAGCGGCAGCATCAGCGCGTCAGCCAGTGCCTGCCCGAACATGACGCCCGTGTCACGGCAACGGTTCAGGGTGTCCTGGGTGGCTTTGACCGGGGCAATCAGGTTTTTAAACCACTGCCACGCGGCCTGTAACTTTTCGCCCAGCCAGTCGAACACCAGCTTAAGTGGCGTGAATAGTTCCCCCACCGGCGCAAATGCCGCTTTCAGCCCTTCCACCACACCGCCAAAGAATGCGCTGACAGGCTCCCAGTATTTACGGATAAGCAACGCCCCGGCGACAATGGCGGCCACCACGGCCACAACCGGCCAGCTAATCGCCCCGATGGCGGTCATAACAGCACTGCCAACCGTCGTGAAGACTGCCCCCATTGCGCCTGCTGCCGCGATGATGGCATTGATGCCAGTGATAACCGGCCAGGCTACAAGACCAATGGCACCGATGATGCCAATAAGCGCCAGCGCGCCACCGACAATGAGGCCGATGGTTGACGCCAGTGATTTGTTTTTCTGGATCCAGCCGTCGAGTTTTAACACATACTTTGTGGCCGTCTGCGTGAGCTTACGCAGTGCGCCTTCCTGCTGGTCAAACAGGTCTGTCCCCACCGCCTCATAAGCGGACTGAAACTCCTTAAAGTCACCGCCGAGGTTGTCCTGCATGATTTTAACCAGCTCTGCGGTCTTTCCGTCTGAGGCTTTAAACGCAGCGGTCAGTTTGTCCAGCTTTCCGGTTGAGGCGGCAGTCATCAGCACGGCGGCGGCTGAACTGGCCTCCTCCCCGAAAATGGTTTTCATATATTCAGCCTGCTGGGCAGTACCGAGCCGGTTTTTCTCAAAACTGGCCTGCATTTCTTTCAGAATGGTAAATACTGGTCGGGTGTTTCCCTTACTGTCTGAGGTTTTCACACCAAGCTCTTTCAGTGCATCCCATGCTTTTCCCGTCGGTGCCTGCAGGCGGCTTAACACGGCACGGCTTCCCGTCCCCGCCATTGAACCGGTAATTTTTGCATCATGCAGCGCCCCGACCATTGCGGCGGTTTCTTCAATGCTGACACCGGCATTTTTTGCCACAGGTGCGGCATAGGTCAGCGCATCGCTCATACCGTCAAAATCGGCGGCGGTTTTGTTCATCGTCATGGAGAGAACATCCCCGATATGAGCGACCTTATCGTTTGAAAGCTGAAAGGCGGATTTCATCCCCATCAGCAGGGCGGCGTTTTCTTCCATCGTGCGACGGTTCGCCAGCGCCATATTCAACGTGACCGGCGTTGCCGCCTGAATGGCATCAACATCCCCACCGGCTTTCGCAATAATAATCTGAGCACCGGCTGCATCATCTGCCGAGGCTGCGGTATTGTCGCCGAGCTGGCGCGCCTGCTTGCGGAGCGCGGCCATTTCGGCGGAGTCTTTTGCCACACCGAGCACGGCCTGCAATTCTGAGTTTTTCTGCGCAAACTCATAACCGGGCATCAGCAACTTAACTCCGGCCATCGTTCCCGCAGCAGCAATCCCCACACCGGCAGCGCCCACTGAGGCCATATTTCCGGCCAGTTCCTTTCCGGCCTGATAACGCTGTTTGACTGCGTTAAGTTTTGCCTGTTGCGCACTGACACGCGCCAGCGCGTCACGCTGCCGGTTAAGCTGGGCGGTGGTTTCACTGATACGGTTTTTCAGTCCCTGCTCATCATGTGCAAGATTGCGGGTATTAATTCCCACAACGGCCAGTTCCCGCTGCTGGCGTTTAACGGAATCCGTCAGGCGGTTATATTTCGCCTGTAAGTCCTCCGCCGCACGCTTCGCGGATTCCAGCACTTTCGCCTGAGCACGTGTCGGACGTTCGGTGTTTTTAAACTGTGTGGCAAGGGCTTCGGCCTCCTGCCGTGCCTTTTCAAGTGCATGACCAGTCACGGCGAGCTGTGCACTGGTCTTGCGAAATCCCTCAATACGGGATGCGTGACCGTTCAGCTCGCGCAGTGATTTTTGTGTTTCCCGGATATCCCCCGACAGCGATTTGCTCGCTGTGCGGATGGATTTAAACGGGCGGGATGCCTGGTCAACAGCCCTGAGCAATACCTGTAATTTTACATTGTTACTCATTCGTGTTTCCGCTTCGCCGGAGCGCCTTTTCGCGCCATGTGATGAGTTCGGTCAGGCTCATGGGATACAGTTCTGATGGCGGCCAGTGAAATATCACTGCCACATCCGCCATCAGGTCATCGACCGAGAGATTTTTCGGAAACGTCACTGCACCGAGTTCGGCGACAAAAAACCGACCACCTTACCGGCCAGCGCCACAAGGTCAGGCAGTTCCAGTGCGGCGACTTCCTGCTCGGTCAGCATCGGTGCCGTCATGCGCGGCAACACCTTAATCAGTGCATCGACTTCGGAGTTTGCGACCGCTGCCAGACTGACACCGCGCAGCGTCCCGGCACTGGGTTTCATCAGCGTGACCTGTTCGATAACCTGCTCACCACGTTTGACCGGATTGTCCAGGGTAATCACATTTTCTTTGTTCATGGTTTTCTCACTTATGAATCGGGGTTAACCGGTCAGCCAGGCTGACCGGATGAAAATCACAGGCCGATATTGCGGCGGTGTTGCTCCAGCCGGTCGACGCCGTTCACCTTCTCAATCATGTTGATGGTGTCGATTTCGACCAGCTCCTTACCGTCCATCGTCAGCCGGAAATAGGTGCAGACCACGGAGATTTTCGACTCGGTGTCTTCTCCCTGTTTACCCTCGCCGGTGTCGATTTCTTTCTGACGTCCACGCATGACCACCTCGACGGCCACCGTTTCGCCGGTATCGTCACGCTGGTAAGAGCCTGCAAAACGAATCGGGACGGCATCCACGCCGGTTGCGGCGTAAAGCTCCCAGATAACCGAATCCGGGAAGCCACCGAGCGACCACTCCATTGACAGCGCATCGTCATCAAGGCCGAGGTCTACCGGTGCGCTGCCGTTCATCCCCGCACCGCGATAGTTTTCGAGCTTACGGGTCAGTTTTGGCAGCGTGACGGACTTTGCAACGCCCTGATAGCTGTAGCCGTTCAGAAAGACGTTCATTAACTTGAGTTTGCGCGGCATTGCCATCGGTCAGGCTCCTTAATTGCTGTTAACCGAAGTGACCAGATTTGCCAGGTATTTATCGGTAATACGCTGGCGCAGGGTCAGGTTTTCAAGAGGAGGCACCGGGGTATAGTCATAGTCGATATACAGTTTTCCGGCCTTGAGGGTTTCCGCATCGTTGGATTCTTCGCTGAACCAGCAGGTCGCATCCACGATATAGCCGTTTGTTTTCAGCTCACGAAATTTGGCATTGATGCCGTCAACGATGTCGCGAATCAGCGTTGCGGTGATGGGCTTGTCCACCGCCCACATGTGCGCCTCAGCCATCGTGTCGGCCAGCACCTGCGCGGTGCGGGTATAGTTTTCAAAGAGGAACAGCGGGTCATCAGAGCAGGTACGGTTACCCCAGAAGCGGAAACCGTCGCGGCGAATCAGCGTAGTGACGCCTGACTCGTTAAGCAGGTCAGCATCGGTGCCGAACTCCTGCAAATCCCAGAATACAGATGCGCTGATGCCGGTAACACCATTTACCCCGACGTTGGACAACGTTTTATGCCAGCCCTGCTCCTGGTCGATTTTAGCACGCAGCCCCAGCGCACGGGCGGTGGCATACGCGGTGGCGGTGGTGCTGCTGACCGTATCCCATGCGAGGAAATCCGGCCAGATGACCATCAGCTCACGCTGGCTGAAATTCTGGCGGTAGGCTTTCACCTCGGAAATGGTTTTACAGCCCCATGCGCTGATATACCCGAAAGCGCGCAGCTTCTGACAGACTGATGCCAGTGCAACAGCCACCTCTTTGGTGTCCAGTCCCGGCACGCCGAGAATACGCGGTTTAACACCGGTTACTGACTCCGCCGCCAGCAGGGCTTTCAGTCCGGTGTACTGACCGTTTTCGTCGGTGGTGCCGATGATATTGGAAACGGTCTGCGCAAGTTTCGTTTCTTCGTCGTCGCCGGTGCCGTCTTCCACGCGCACGACAACGGTGACCGGTTTTGACTGGTCAGCGATGGCCTGCAACGATGCCGCCAGCGTGCCTTTTTTACCGGCCTTTGCAATTGCGCTCTGCACATTGGTAATCAGCACAGGTTTATTGAGGGGGAAGGTTTCCGCATCCGCATCGCTGGCCGTGCAGACCATGCCGACAATGGCAGTGGATACAGTGGAAATGACGCGGGTGCCGTCGTTAATCTCCAGCACCTGCACGCCGTGATGATAGTCACTCATCCGTTTAACTCCGTGGTTAATGGGTGCAACTATTTTCTGTTGGGCAGTGCATGAGACGCTATTTGACCTGGCTGGTCAGTGGATGAAACAACAGATAAAGAAAATGCGGGCAATTCGCCCGCCAGTCCTGATTTGCACTCACTCATTCTCCAACTGGCTACTTACATAGCCCAAACGCTATCAAATCTGACAGTCTGCTTTGAGCGATCTGCGGACATTACTAACAGCATTCTGTATGAATAACGGGGGGTAGATCATTCCTGTCCTCACGACGACGCCTATCTATCATACAGTCGTTCTTTGGATCAAGACGCGTTCTGAAATGGTGTTTTTATGTATGTGCTGAATTCTGGGGCATAGAGTAAACCTTTCAAATTGCCAGAAACAGAAATGTGCGATTTAGTTGTCAAGTAATACCGGATAATTCAGCGATTCATCAAGAAATCATCGACCAGGCTGCTGTACATTCTCATCGGACGATTTTACTATTCCTCAAGATCGCAGTTACTGCAATGACCTTCCATCCGGAATGCACCACATTCACAAGGCTCCATAGGAACAAAACCATCCATCTTGCTGTATTCACATTTATACCAGAGACAGACACCGACCCTTTGTTCCGGTAAATAAATTACGGATGGGACACTACATTCAGGACATTCCTGAAAATCCCAAGTTTGCAGATTATTCAGGCTGAAACCACAACAGATACAGTGAGTCCGTGCCGGAAAGCTTTCACTTTGGTAAAGGATAAAATGTGAAAAACTCTCACAAACGGGACAAAGTGCAAGGGTGTATTCCTGGTTAACAGTTATATCAAGGAATTGTTGCTCAAGAGCGATGATGTCTTGACGTAAATCAGAGTTCCATGAATTTTCGGTCTCATCTGACTGAATTATGACGAATGCGGGACGAAAAATTTGTTGGTACAGTTCACTCAGTTGCATTGCCAGTTCTTGCGGACGAACCTCAAGGGCAAAATGCTGAAGGTTATTACGCAACTGACCCACCGTTTTCATCATTTGTAATGCAGATTCAGAAAATTCGGCTGGGTAATATGTCTTTAACAGCTTACAAAGCTGGTTGACGTTGACAGATTTACACTGGTGTAATTCTGACTCGGTTGGATGCGCCGGATCCACACATTTTTCTTGAAGCGATGCTGGATTAAAAATCGCTCCAGACCCATTGCGCGAAACTACGGCCTTCAACAATAGCTCAGCGGCCTGAAAGAGGTTAAGCAGGCACTGTTTGTAGTCACGTCGATCATGCCCTTCTAGCGCTTTGTTAAAGTAGTCCAGCCCGGTTTCCACTGAATCCAACGCATTTTCTAGTAAGTTAAAACGGACCATATTAAAGCCCCCCGAATAGGCATCGTCGTTATGCCAGCGCTTCCGCCAGTTACACAGATAGTGATTGTACCCACGAATATTGGGAACCTATTTTAGCATGTTTAACTTTAGTAGTACTGACACAACATTCATGGAGCGGACTGATTGACTTTTGGGGCGTGTATTTACAAACTCACTACAATGCTGTATAATTCGTGAAGAGTGAATTTAGCTAGTGCATCCATAGGTTCGATTCCTATGCCTACAATTCTCATCACAGCTCTCCCAATAGTCGCATTTATCCGTTACCTCAACGTGTTACTTAACGATTACGTCAGTAAGGAGAAGCCTATGAGTAAATTATTCCGCCATGTAGTACTACTATATGTATCTTGTTTCATTGAAACTTTTTGGGCTGGGGTGATAAGTGTAGTAGCGGGTCTGATGACGGGCGGTGTCCAAATTATTTTGGCACTAGCTAAATCTTCTCAATTTTTGTTTTTTTATTCAAAGCACTTACCCCCATAAATATTATTTAAATCAATAAACTAAGTCACTCTACGCATATTTTCCTTATCATGGTCTTTCGTGTTTTTTGTACTCAACATGATCGTTTCTCCTTTCTTTAATACACAGTATGATTAGCTACGCCTTCTGTTGGAGCGAAGTGGACGAGTTAATTGAGCTGAATGTCAGCTATGAGCGAGGAACGGACTTCAAGAAAGTACCTAACTGCGTATCGATTGCAAAATATGACAGTCTAACGGTGTTAAGGGCCATGAGTGCAGCCCTTAAGAAAAAAGTATTAATAATATTTCCTGGCTTGCGCGCTCGTTTCGGTTAAGTTTATTTCATGGTAGTGATTATTTATAAAGTCACAAAAAGTACTAATTTTATCTTTGAGATTACTCATGCTATGCGTGATTTCGTCGTATAAATCGCTTTCCTCCTGATTTCGACAGTGGTCACCGGGATTTATAAAACTAAAAGTATCATTTGGTGCTGAATAATTATATGGAGCTTTTCTAAACAAGATAATTAGATCACGCCAGGCCGTTGCAAAATCAATTGTAACATTCTTTAAAGCTGTATCATTCAGTTGAAAAACAGGTGAGTTTAAAATGTTCAAAATATTATCGTATTCTTCAATAATTAATGAATGAATGTATTTTGCGCCCCACTGCAAATGTTCTATTGTTGAATGAAAATCAATAACATTCAACAATGTCGACAAATTTGAGATATCTCTCTTGCGCAAAAATTCTTCCCTCGTCGGTTGGTGTCGTTCGAACATTTGCGGGTAGTACATTTTGAGTACAGCTGGGTCTTTGCTTAAATCAAAGCTAATATCCTCCCAGAAAACCACATCGACAGGAAACAGGCCTTTTAATTGTCTGGCATCATTGAGTGTTCTTACATAGCGCTGAATGCTAACATCCCTGGGCGCTGTCGTAGCGATGTAAAGAACCGTAATTTTTGGGCGAAATTTTTCAGCCTTGAGTAATTCATCATCGATTGTCGCCGTACTGATTCCTGATACTGTATTTTTACACTGAATTCCAACGAAACGCCCAAGAGAGTCATCACCATATACATCAACTCCATCCTGCCGCTGCCCTGACCGTCCATGTCTGTTCAGATTAGGATTGGACCATCGCAGTTGGAATGAACTTTTGCACATATCCTCAAATTCGTCCCAAGATTTAGGGGGGGGTAACAACATTGAATTATATGTAACCACTTACTAATCCTTTATCTAAGATTCTTCATTTTTGTAATCACTATCATAATCATGCTTGATGTGCAATATCTTATTTGCCATGGTTATATGACGTGAACATAATATATGCTGTAAGTATAAGCAGAATTTATTAATGGTGTTCGCCACTCAACGTAATGGTTTCACACTCTAAGGCTCTTTTTTAATAAATCAAAACATTATGGACAGTGAATCATATCGGAAATGGTTCCTTTTAAATTGAATAACGGCCATAGTACACAGGTGTATGTGTTAATCGATTTTTCAGACGTTTTTTTCGCCTAACATGAGATTTCGTTCGATTAAGCACCAGACCCAATTACCACTATTTAATGAGTACAATTGCTTTACTTTAGGTCGAGTAGTAGTAACGTCCGCTCTTGGCACAGAGCGGACTGTCAGATTAGGCTTTACTCTGTGCCATAGATATGTAATCTCACACCAGAGCTTATACAACTTATTGCGGCATTTCCGGCCATTCAGGATTTGCAGGATCCACACGGCTGACCAGAACACTGTAGCGTTCCCATGCTTCCAGTCGGCTACGCTCCTCATCTGTTGCCATGTTCAGCCTGACAGCGCGCTCCAGTGGCAAAATCACGGATTCAGCATCTGCAAGAAGTCTGGCTTTCCGGTTTTCTGCCTGCTGCTGCAATTCCTCTGCCGTATAAATGCGTTTAATCACTTTGCCGTCCTTAAACATCCAGTTCCCTGAAATGTCCGCCCGTCGGTTAGCAGTAATATCCGCCACTTCAACCACACTTAATCCATCTGGTCTGATAGCTGTCACATCCTTTTCCACATAGCGGATAATATTATCTTTGTCGTACGCTATTTTTATCGTGTCATCAGCAAAATACTTTTGTTCTTCGTACCAGTTCTTACCATCTTCTGAAAAAAACCAGACAACATCAAAGTCCTTTGTCAATTGATATTGTTCAACCGTTTTTGGATTACCCACCGTTATATTTATCAAATGCTGCATAAATTATACCTGCGCCACGTTATACCATGTCCCGTTAATGTATTTCTGCACCGGTCTGTAATATATGCCACCAATGTTATCGGCAGAGTTTGAGCCGGTATCCTGAACAATAATGCCGGAATATACACACCCGGACGGTGCCTGATGTGTCCATGTCATGCCATTGTTCGCAGGTTTGTATGTGGCAGCACCACCAAGCCGGATATCCCGGACATAGCGTGAATCAAAGTTGCCATAGTTAGATGGTGATACCTGCCCGTTAACAGCAAAAGTGATGCTGTTATCTGTATTTCTCTGACTGTAAAAATGCCAGCCTGCATCATCACCTAATTCAGCCACCACCGGACGACTTGAGTTTCCCCACAAATTGAATGCGGCTTCCTTCGTGGATGTATTACTGCTGCTGACCGTGAATTTTTTCCCGCTACCGGCACGTACTTTGGTACTTGAGACAATATCACCAGTAACATTCAGGCCATGCCCCATTGATACAGCACCCGTGGCATCATTTATAATCAGCGGTCTTAAATTATTATAACTGCCTAATCTGTCACCTGATTTAGTCAACATAAAATAAGTGCTGCTGCCATCATTCCTGATAAAGAAACCATAATTGCCATAAGCAATGCGCAGACCATTAGCACTGAGTGATGTAATCTCACCTCTTGAACGGAGACCATAAGCGGAGCTGAGTGATAATTCTTCCTGAGCATCAGTATTACCAGTCGCCCAGCGAACTACCCCGCCCTGTACTGTTTCATGCCAGATAGTGTCTCCTTCTCCACCACGAAACTTTCTGAGATATTTTTTGCCGCCTCTGGTGCCTGAACATAAGGCCGTAGACATATAGGCATTCTGGCTTCCGCCATCCTGATTAATCGTTCCGGTCATTGCGTCGCCCTGACGATTCCAGTCACGACGCCAGCCGGGGGAGTAGCCGTCCCCATGATTTATGTAAGTGAATTGCGCGCTGGTTGTACCGCCACCGCTTGATGTTGTCGGCGTGGTCACTCGGATAGTGATTGCAGATTTAGTTCCCATGACCTCGACGACACAACCAGCCAGGTGGATATCACCACATCCGGTATCCGTAATGATTTTGTTATTTGCATATGACCAGGAGCCTTTGCACATCCAGTACGGATGATTAAATGCACCACGGGAATCCAGCCATTCAATAAACTGAGCGGTTGTCCAGTTTCCGGCTTCAGTGCTCAAAGCGCCGCTATAAGCACGACAGGCACCGATATTTTTCGTGAAGGTATCCTTTCCCGGAATATCCGCACCGTTCTGATCTTTCTGAAGACGTTTTTCAGCATTGTCATAGGCAGACTTCACCGCTTTTGATGTTGCGGCCAGCGTTTCAGAATCACTGTTGGTGGCGCTACTGAGCTGAACAAGACCTTTCCGCGCCGTGGTGGCGTCCTGTGCAGTGTATTTCCCGTTAGCAAGGTCATACGCTGTCTTAACCGCCTTTGGCGTTGCCGCAAGCGTTTCAGAATCGCTGTTGGTGGCGCTACTGAGCTGGACAAGACCTTTTCGCGCTGTGGTGGCGTCCTGTGCAGTGTATTTCCCGTTAGCAAGGTCATATGCTGCCTTTACCGCTTTTGGTGTTGCGGCGAGCGTTTCAGACGTGCTGTTGGTGGCGCTACTGAGCTGGACAAGGCCTTTTCGCGCTGTGGTGGCATCCTGCGCAGTGTATTTCCCGTTAGCAAGATCATACGCGGCCTTTACCGCTTTCGGCGTTGCGGCCAGTGTTTCAGACGTGCTGTTGGTCGCATTGCTTAACTGAGTAAAACCTTTTGCGGTCAGCGAGGCGTCCGGGTGACGTCGTGACTGTTCATGCTCTGCAATTTTGTCATCAACGTAATCCTGCGTCGCCATCACCGTTGTGGTGTCAATGGTCAGCGCCACTGAGGCCACACTGCTGACGATGATGACCATGCGACAGGTCTGCGAACGCCCTGAGCCTTCGGCAAGAGCTGGCTTATAACTTTCGGCCATGTTCGCCACGGCAATTAATGTTCCCGCATCATCGTACAGGCCAAGCTCACGCATCCAGAAACCGCCCACCTCCGGCGGAATAACCAGCTCTGCGATAATATAATTACTGTTTCGTTTGTCCTGGCTGATTTTGTTCAGCGCATGTCGCCAGACTTCATGGATAAGCCCGGTCTGTCCGGCATTCGGGACAGGCAATTTACCACCGCCATCCCCGACGGCCATCGTGGTAATGTTGACCTTCCGCCCTCCCGGCGCGGTTGCCGCTGCCAGCTTTGCTGCACCGGCAGTGGTGATAACGGTTCTGAATTTTGTGCTCATTATTCCTCACTTATCCGGGATAAACCGTAATTACATCGCCGTCGTAAGCCACACCACCGGCGAACAGGTAGCCGGGAATGTCCCGGGTAATGTTCAGGCCAATAAGGTGACGGCTTGCAGGTTTGGCATCAGCAATCAGCCGTTCCATTTCCTGATACATTGCCTCTGTGATGCCACTTTCCAGTACACCAATATCAAGCCGGAAGGTGCCGGGCGGGTCACTGTTTTCCCACCACTCCGTCACGTTGATGAGATAGCCGAGCGGCTCCACCACACGCCGGATTGCACCTATAGTGCCTTTATGACAGTGGATGAAATACGCATCGCGGATAACGGCGCGTTTTGTCGCTTCCGGCCACTTCTCATCCCACCTGTCGACCGAAAACGCCCACGCCAGCCACGGCAGCAAATTTGCCGGACAGGTATCCGGGTTCCACAGCTCACGAATACTGACCGGCGTTTTTTCAATTTCCGCACAGGCTTTTGCGGCGGCGACCTCAAGCGGTGATGAGCCGGTCGGCAGCAGTCGCGAATCACTCATCCGAGCCTCCGGTCACGACGCGGTATTCGGTACAGAAAGACGCCTGCGTACTGTTGAGCACGATGTCGGCCAGTGGTGCAGCCAGTTCGACACGCTGCACACCTTCCACATGCAAAGCGGCATAAATGGCAGACAGACGGATGTCACGCCCCAGCCGGTGCTGTGCCGTGATATACGCTTCCAGTTTTTTCACGGCGGCAGCGCGGATGGGTTCGCTTTCGGGACCAGGGTAAAGGTAAAGCGTGGCGTTTATCTGGTATTCAACAATGGCGGCAGACTGCACGGTCACGCGGTCGGCCACCGGCCTGACGTCCTCGCCATTAAGGGCGTTACGCACCGCCGCCAGCAGATCTTCGGATGCCACACCGTTATTTTCACGTGACAGCACGGAGATGGTGACGCAGGCCGGAGACGGACTGGTGACAGAGATATCCGCGACACGCCCGTCGGCACTGCGACCATGATACTGATAGGCTCCCACCGACCCGGCGACGCTTAAGCCTTCAAACGCCTGCTGAATACGCAGACGATAATCCGTGTCAGATTCCATCACTGCCGGTGTCGGCGGGATGGTCGAATCATCTGCCGGAGTAATAATCAGGCGCGTGGTGTTGTAATTGGCACCAATCACATCAAGGTCATTACCGGCGGCACAGGCCAGCATCACCGCCCGTGCGGCCTCATTCACACGCTGACGCCAGATAAGCTCACGATAAGCATTTTCCTCCAGCAGTTTGACGAGAGGCTCGGATTCCAGTGTCAGGGTACGGGCGACCGCCTCCTGCTGGTCTTCCGGGTAAAGAGAAATCAGTGTCGCCTTGCGTTCAGCGAGAATGGTTTCAAAGTCCAGCTCCTCGACCACATCCGGTGCGGGTAGCTGGTTCAGGTCGATAATCGGCATGGTTTCAACTCACAGGGATGGTTAATGAAAGTGGCTGGCCGGTGTCGTTGTGCTGGCCGGTTAACGTGACCGTCATTCGCCCGTCAAAACTGCGCGCCGTGGTGACAGATGACAGCGTGACGCGGGGTTCCCATTTCAGCACCGCCATGTAACAGGCGACCTTAATCTGCAACTCAAGCGCCGGGGTCTGCGGCTGGTCAATCATTGACGCCAGCAACGAGCCGTAATCACGACGCATCACCCGTGAGCCGACCGGTGTGCGCAGGATATCGCCGATACTCTGGCTGATATGCTCAAGGTCAGTGACCGTCAGGCCATCACTGCGATTCATTCCGAGATAACGCGCTGTCATAGAGGGCTCCCGGTTGTGCCGCCGCTGTCGCCGGGGTGTTTATGGGTATGCAGTACCTTACCGTTTGATGAGAGTTCACCGCCGGTGTGTTCAATGTTGCCGCGCATCGTCCCGCCCTTCTGCACTTCCAGCGTGCCGGTAATCAGCCTGTTGGTGCAAACCACCTCCGGTGTGTCCAGGGTGACGCGGGTTGATGCTTTCACCATGACCACCGGCACCGTGGCAGTAACAGAATCAGAAGCCGTCACGCTGGCCGTTTTAATTCCGCTTACCGTGAGTGCACTGGTTTCAGGTTCATATTCAATCACCGCCCCGTCAGGGAAACGGATATGCAGGGCATCAGACGACGCAGACGGCGCGGGGTTATCGCCGGAATAAATCCCCGGCAGAACGAACGCCGTGTCAAGTTCACCGCCCACGGCCAGAATCAGCACCTGCTCCCCCACGGAAGGTGCCCACCATGTGCGCGAACGCCCGGCACGATGTGTCAGCCACTGAAGCCAGTCGGTGCACATGCCGCCGGTCTGCACACGGCAGCGACCGGCTTTAAGGTTGGTTTCGACGACAAGGCCGGTGCGGATCATGTTGCGCAGTGCGCGCGCGAGTTCCTGGATATTTGCGAGAGTGTTCATAACGGGAAGGATGCCGCCGGGTCATACCGGCGGCAATGTAACGATGAGGTGTCGGGAATGGCACAACTAACGGTCGAGGTGAGCCAGGATAATCTCTTCAATCATCTGCACATCCTCACCGGTAAAGCCGAGCAGAGGACGCGCCGGATAATCAATTTTCTTACCGTCTTTCCGGGTTTCTTCCGACAGACCGAACTGATGCACACTGGCTATTTTCGGTGACTTCCCGCCGTAAAACTCCATTGATGCCTGTTCAGGGCTGGCGCGGATATGCAAAAAACGACTGGTGATAAGTTTCGCAAACATTTTTCGCTTAACGCGACCGGTCTTTTTTCTGGCGCTCTGCTGCTGGCGTGGTGCGTAGGGTGTGCCGTCCGGGGCTTTCTGTGCCATCACCCGGCGCTGCTGACTCTGCCGCAGACGTTTCGCCAGTTCGGCGCTCAGTCGCCGACGCCCTGACGGTGACAGCGATTCAATAAGTCCGGTCAGCCGGTCTTCAAAACGCTTAAACTCATTCATCCCACTTGCTCACCAGTTCGCCATTGATATAAAGCTCCACCGGGCGGGTGACCGGCTCCGGCGGCGGAGGTTCCGGGATATTCTTCACATGCAGTGCGCCGTCCACCTCACTGACCAGCGTTCGCTCGGTCAGCATCAGGCTGATGCTGATATCAAAGCTGCTGTCATTGTTGATGTCTGCATAAAACGTGAAGCCCTTTTTCTGACCTGCGTCGGTGGTCATGATGTCGGGCTGATTTACCCGCAGCCACGCCAGCACCGGCACGATGAGCAGGTCAAAATCACCGGTAAAGTCGGTCACAATGACATTGAGCGTGTAACGCTTTTCGAATGACAACGACGCCGCCAGCGTGGAGGCAATACTCCCGTGATCCACGAATATCCGCAGCATATCGGGGTTAGTTTTCAGCACCGTGACGGCATCAGTCAGCGCCCTGCGCAGGCTGTCGGGTTTGAGCATCGTTTTCGTCCTGACAGTGTTTAATCATTTTTACCTGGCTGGCACAGCGCGCCAGCGCGTTCTCAAGCTGCCGGATATCGGCACTTAAATCACCGTTCGTCTCTGGGTCGCTGCCCGGCATCGGGCAAAGACTCACTTTCGGGCAGGCGTTGTGGACAATCACTGGCGTCGGTGCAGGCGGGGCGCTGGTGCAACCGGCGCACAGCATCAGGCAGGTCAGCGCCATACCAGCGGCGGAAATCCTCGTTTTCATTAAGTAACCTCGTGATGGTTTTCTCGCGCTGTGCTTCACGCTTCGCGGCGTTCTCCAGTTCCTGACGCAGTGCCACCTGCGCCATCTCGTTTTTGTCTGCCCTGGTGAGGGCAACATGAAGCTGATTTTTCAGCATGGTGATGGTCGTCTGCTGCCCGCTGGCGACATTGTTCGCCCTGTCCAGCGAGGCGCGCAGGCTGGCGTTTTCATGCTTCGCCAGAAACAGCCCCGCCACCGCCAGCGATAACAACACGACCAGCACAATCATCAGCTTTGACATGGTTCCCGCCCCTCAAAACGCTGACGGCAGGCCGTACGTATCAGCCGGAAGAACACCGACGCCACGAGATAAATCAGCGCGGTAAAAATCCACCCGGCAGCGACCAGCGAGATAAATGTCGCCACCATCACCACCAGAGCCGCCGCCCGTCTGCGCCACGGCACCGGCTGCAAAAACAGCGACGTGACAATCTTCACGGCCAGCGATTCCGGTGGCAGCTCCCGCCCGTAGCGTTCAAGTACATACTCCGTGGCATACACGCCGACACCACCGGCAACCACACAGATAACCGTCACCAGAATCGCCCAGGTGGCGACAAAACTGACGGCCACGCTCTGCGGGTAAATCAGGGACAGTGCCAGCATCAGCGCCAGCGACACGTTCAGCATCAGTGAAAGGGATAATTTCTTCATGGTGTTTACTCCGTTTAAGCCGGTACGCCGCCAGCGGTACGCCAGACGGTGACCAGTTTTTCCAGTGAATGCTCACGCTGACCGTAACCGGCACCCGGCAGGGACGCCCAGATATTGCGACAGCGTGAAATGGCGCGCTCAATGCGTCCCGCCCGGATGTCATCCAGTGCACCGCGTTCGCGGATCAACTGAATGGCGAGTCTGTCCTGTGACAACGGACTGAAATCCGGCAGGGCAAGCTGTTTGCGGTAGTGCGGCCAGAACAGGTAAAGCTGCTGATAGCGACCGGAGGCCGTGGATTTTTCACCGCGACGGTTAAACACCTTCGCCGGTCGGCCATGCGCGAACGGGTGGTCACTGTAGTCGGTGAAAATTTCCGGCTTCCCGTCCAGTCCGGTGACTATCACGTCATAGCCCCGGTTTTTCGTCAGCGGATGATTCGCCGTCCCTTCGGATACCGCCAGCATGTCGAGAAAGGCGGCAATATTCTGATGCGTGTTAATTACCGGCATTACTGTTTCCCCCTGCCCTTAAAGCGGCGCTGAATGGCAATCTCAATCACCTGATAACCGGCGATACCCAGCATGGAGCCGATACCGCACACCGCAGGCAGTGACAGGTCAGGAAACTGCACCAGAACAACACCGGCAACCATCGAGACAAAACCACCGAGCAACATGCGTCCGATAAACAGACGCGGGGTGATGGGTTCACCACCGGCAAGCACCTTGCCGACAACAATCAGCACCCCAATCATGAAAAGCGACAGGACGCTTTTTTCTTCTGCTGTCATGCGTTACTCCCACAGATTGACAGTTTCAGCCACGGGCGCGGTCTGAACGTCGGGCAGTTCGACGGCGGTGCCGTGTGGCAGCACCGCACCCAGTTCAGACAGTCCCGGATTTGCGGCGAGCACGGTCTCAACCACGCCCTCAGTGCGCCCGTAATACCGGACACAAATGGCGTCGAGCGTGTCGCCCTGTAGCGCAAAGGTCTTCATCAGATTTGACTCACGATGCAGCGCGGCTTGTCCTGGATACGCGCCACCGCCCAGCGCATATCCCGCCACAACTCATCAATGGTGCTGTCTATGCTGTCGGCCTTTTTGTCGCCTTTCGCACTGGCATCCACGCCGCGATAACGCTCATAAAGCGACGCGGTCGCCATCGCACACACGGCGCGCTCGTAGTAAAAAACCTTGATGCTTTCACCGTCGATGTCGTCCGCCGGGACGTCCGCCAGACGCGTAAAACCGGCGGCAATTTTCTGTTCGCGGTACTCGTACAGCTCCGCATTCGTTTCAGCCATGCCTGACTTGATGGCCTCACGCAGACGGGCAGGGGCGACGGTCTGCTCAAGGCGCATACGTTCCCGGACGCGCTTCGGGTCGATATCGGGAAAAAAGAACGTGTTTTTAATCACCGGCTCGTCGCCTGCCGGTTGCGGGATGACCACCGTACCCTCACCGGACACGGGAGCCTCCTTTCGCGGAATAATCAGCGTCATCATGACTACCTCAGAAAAGTCGGGCGGTGGACGCCGGTGCAGTGTCAGGTGATTCACCCTCACTGACCGGCGTGCCGCCCTGGCGCGGGGCGCATTCGGTTGTTAACTGGTTTTCTTTTTCGGGCGTCCACGTTTTGCCGGTGTCGCACTCCGGGTCTTACGCGTGGCACGGGTGGCCGCTTTGGGTTGCGGCTCCGGCTTCGGTTTCAGCTCCCGCTCCAGTCGTTCAATCTCTTTTTTGACGCCTGCCTGACAGTCGAGCTGTGTCGCACGTTGCAGGTGCGCCAGCGCACCTGCGGCATCACCAGTGTCACGCAGAAACAGACCGGTGATTTTGTGCAGCTTTGCGCGCACTTCATCAGGCATGTCTGCCGTGGCAGTCAGTTCAAGGGTGTCCGTCAGCAGGCGGGTATCCACAGACTCACCGGCAGCGTGAGCACGCATGGCCGCGAGCGCCACCTCCTCGGTGAACATGTACGGCGGGGTGCGGCGGTGTTTACCCGGCATGGTCAGACCGTACTTCAGGGCATAACGGGCAATCTCCAGCGCACCGGCAATATCGCCGGTATCCAGACGCCACAGCATGACCGTCATCAGAATGTCATCCTGTGCACCTTTGCCCTGCTCCAGCACGCCGTTCACCCACGGCAACCAGAACGGCAGCAGTTCGCGTTTTTTCGCGGCCTTCAGCTCTTTTGAATAAATCGCTTTCAGTGTGCGCTGGTCTGCGGCCAGCTTGACCAGCATCTGCTCATAGACAGTTGCATGTCGCAACGGGGCGGCTTCCCGCTGCGCGGTCATCGCTGCCGAGACCCGCATCATGTGACGCTGTGCGGGACTCGTCATCGGTTACGCTCCCGGCTCTGCGGTCGCTTTAGCCGGTGTGGAGAAATCACCGACCTTAATTTTTTCCACCAGACAACCGGCGGCGTAGTCCTCCACCACGTAATCAATGTTCATTGACTCGTAGTTCTCCACGCGGTCGAGTTTCGGGTTTTCCTCAATCACGCGGCGATGGCTGTCATCCATGTAGTAGATGGACAGGTTTTCCAGCTTCGTGATGAGCATCGCATCTGCCGGGAAGTACGGGACGCGCACTGCCGGCAGGTTACCGATGCGTTTCTGGCTGATGATGACGTCAGCGGCCAGCATCTCGCTGTTGTCCTGCTCCTTGTTGACGATGGGGAAATACTTGTCCGCCAGTAGCTGACGCCCCACAATCACCACAAGGTCAGGGTCTTCCTGATACCACGGCTCAATCAGGTTGTTGGTCGCATCCATCACCAGTGCATCGAGGCTGGCATAATCACCGCCCTTACCCACGCGGATGACCTCAGAGGTCGTGTGACCTTCCTCGTCAGTAACCTTGCTCATCACGCGCGCCGGGGCTTCATTGCGGTATTTCTGCAGCCAGCCGACCGCCACATCCTGCAGCATCTGGTTACTGCTGCGGTCAGAGGTTTCGGCACGCCTCACGCCGTTAAAACCGGCCATGATTAAATCAAGGGACTGGCGTTTGATAATGGCGTTACGGACACGGAGCTGGAAATCCTGATAACGCGCCCACAGGTCCAGCGTTTTGTAGCGGATATAAAAATCGAAGTTAATCTGGTCGCATTCGTACTTGTTTGACGCCAGCTTCGAGAAGTCCTTCGGCTGACGCTCGGTGCCACCGGCGGTGTCGGTGGTGCTGGCGATGGAGCCGGTGACACCAATACCAATTTTTTCCCCTTTCATTTCGCTGACCGGCACAATGTTGATGCGGGTCAGAAAGTCAGAGGACTCCTGCATGGTGTTCATCAGGGTCTGGGTGACCGACGGTTCAACGGTGAATTTTTTCGACACATCACCGGCGTCGATGCCGTTCAGTTCGGCAACACGGGACAGGTAGGCATTAAATTTAAAGCGGGTTTCCTGGCGCATAGTTTTTCCTGAAATTAAGGGTTAATCGTGAAGGTTTTCCCGGACTGACTGACGCCGGTCAGCAGTTCGTCATCAGGGCGTCACCGCCACCACCGGTGGCCTTGCTGCGGCGCTGCTGGGTCAGACTTTCGGTGTTGTCGAGACTGTTTTTCAGGCGGCTGAATGCCTGACTGGTTTCATCCGCCCTGTCAGTCACCTCCTGCTTAAGTGCGGAAAAGGCGGTTTCCACCTCAGCGAGGCGCTGCTCAGTGGCGCTCAGTTTTTCCTGCACATGTTCAGCAACAGCGGTCACCGCTTCATGCACGTCATTCAGACGGGCGTCATCGCTGGCCTGTTTGCGGCCAAAAATGGATTTCACCTTTTCGGTCAGGGCGGTGAACACGGTTTCAGGCAGGTCTTCAAATTCCAGCTCAACGGGCGTTGCCACTGAAATCAGGTTTTCAGGGCTTAATTTGAAGCGGTTCAGAGGGTTGTGTTTTGCCGTGCGGCAGAATTCCAGGTATTCCGTGCCGAGGCTTGCCGGGTCATCGGTGACGGCCAGACCCACCAGATAACATTTGCCGGTATTGGCAAAGTTCGGCTGAATTTCCATTGAGGTGTAGACCTTCTGCGCGGCCTTGTTCATCGCGATAAGGTCATCGGTCGGGGTGATTTTCGCAAACAGCGCCCATTTGCCTTTCAGCGCCGAATCATCGTCAATCTTTTCGGCCTTCAGTTCGACCACATCGCCATAACGCTTAAAAATACCGTCAGGCAGGATGCCGCGCAGATGTTCCAGGTTAATGCGGCAACCATAGACTCGCGGGTCAAAGGTTTCGGCCATTTCCTGAATATCCTGCGCACTGATGACACGCCCGTCACAGGTGTCACCCTCAACGCCGATACGAAAGAATTTTGAGACTTTTTTTGCCATTGTCAGGAGTCCTGAATAGTGATTAGAGGAGTCACATGTCGGCATCAGTTTCCCGACGATGCGCATCCTCCGCCATCAGTCCCGGATGGCTTATCACTGACACAACAGCACCTTAGCGAATCGCGGGGCGCGACTCAGTAGCCTTGCCGTGTATTCATCACGGCGAGGTATTCATGACCATCACCACAGACACCACTCTTTTACACGACCCGCGTCGTCAGGCGGCGCTGCTGTACTGGCAGGGATTTTCCGTGCCGCAGATTGCCGCCATGTTGCAGATGAAACGCCCGACGGTGCAGAGCTGGAAGCAGCGCGACGGCTGGGACAGCGTTGCCCCCATCAGCCGTGTCGAAATGAGTCTGGAAGCGCGGCTGACCCAGCTCATCATCAAACCGCAGAAAACCGGCGGTGACTTCAAGGAAATTGACCTGCTCGGACGCCAGATTGAACGACTGGCACGGGTCAACCGTTACAGTCAGACCGGCAACGAGGCAGACCTTAATCCGAACGTCGCTAACCGCAACAAAGGCGGGCGTCGCAAACCGAAAAAGAATTTTTTCAGTGACGAGGCCATCGAAAAGCTGGAGCAGATTTTCTTTGAGCAGTCTTTCGACTATCAGTTGCACTGGTATCGCGCCGGGCTTGAGCACCGCATCCGCGATATCCTGAAATCCCGCCAGATTGGCGCGACGTTTTATTTTTCCCGCGAGGCGCTGCTGCGCGCCCTGAAAACCGGCCATAACCAGATTTTTCTGTCGGCCAGTAAAACGCAGGCGTATGTGTTCCGTGAATACATCATCGCCTTTGCCCGGCTGGTTGACGTTGACCTGACCGGTGACCCGATTGTCCTGGGCAATAACGGCGCAAAACTGATTTTTCTCGGCACCAACTCCAACACCGCACAGAGCCATAACGGCGACCTGTACGTCGATGAGATTTTCTGGATCCCGAATTTTCAGGTACTGCGTAAGGTGGCATCAGGTATGGCCTCACAGAGTCACCTGCGCTCGACCTATTTCTCCACCCCGTCCACGCTGGCGCACGACGCCTACCCGTTCTGGTCGGGTGAACTGTTCAACCGGGGACGCGCCAGCGCCGCCGAACGCGTGGAAATCGACGTCAGTCATAACGCCCTTGCCGGAGGTCTTCTCTGTGCGGACGGCCAGTGGCGGCAGATTGTCACCATTGAGGACGCCCTGAAAGGTGGCTGCACGCTGTTCGACATTGAGCAGCTCAAACGCGAAAACAGCGCCGACGATTTTAAAAACCTGTTCATGTGTGAATTTGTTGACGACAAGGCGTCAGTGTTCCCGTTCGAGGAGCTGCAACGCTGCATGGTCGACACGCTGGAAGAATGGGAAGACTATGCGCCGTTTGCCGCCAATCCGTTCGGCTCCCGCCCGGTATGGATTGGTTACGACCCGTCACACCGTGGCGACAGCGCCGGATGCGTGGTGCTGGCACCGCCGGTGGTGGCCGGTGGCAAATTCAGAATACTTGAGCGTCACCAGTGGAAAGGCATGGATTTTGCCACTCAGGCGGAATCCATCCGCAAACTCACCGAAAAATACAACGTCGAATACATCGGTATTGATGCCACCGGCCTCGGTGTCGGCGTGTTCCAGCTCGTGCGCTCGTTCTATCCCGCCGCGCGCGATATCCGCTACACGCCGGAAATGAAAACCGCAATGGTGCTCAAGGCAAAAGACGTTATTCGCCGTGGCTGTCTGGAATATGACGTCAGCGCCACCGACATCACCAGCTCGTTCATGGCTATCCGCAAGACCATGACCAGCAGCGGACGCAGCGCCACCTATGAGGCCAGCCGCAGCGAGGAAGCCAGCCACGCCGACCTCGCATGGGCGACCATGCACGCTCTGTTAAATGAGCCACTCACCGCCGGTATCAGCACCCCGCTGACATCCACCATTCTGGAGTTTTACTGATGAGCAAGAAAAAAGGGAAAACACCGCAACCTGCGGCAAAAAAAATGACCGCCAGCGCCCCGAAAATGGAGACATTCACCTTTGGTGAGCCGGTGCCGGTACTCGACCGCCGTGACATTCTGGATTACGTCGAGTGCATCAGTAACGGCAGATGGTATGAGCCACCGGTCAGCTTTACCGGTCTGGCAAAAAGCCTGCGTGCTGCCGTGCATCACAGCTCACCGATTTACGTTAAACGCAATATTCTGGCCTCGACATTTATCCCGCATCCGTGGCTTTCACAGCAGAATTTCAGCCGCTTTGTGCTGGACTTTCTGGTGTTCGGTAATGCGTTTCTGGAAAAGCGATACAGCACCACCGGTAAGGTCATCAGACTGGAAACCTCACCGGCAAAATATACCCGCCGTGGTGTGGAAGAGGATGTTTACTGGTGGGTGCCGTCCTTCAACGAGCCGACACCTTTCGCGCCCGGCTCCGTGTTTCACCTGCTGGAGCCGGATATTAATCAGGAGCTGTACGGTCTGCCGGAATATCTCAGCGCCCTTAACTCTGCCTGGCTGAATGAGTCGGCCACGCTGTTCCGCCGCAAGTATTACGAAAACGGCGCACATGCCGGATACATCATGTACGTCACCGATGCCGTGCAGGACCGCAACGATATCGAAATGCTTCGCGAAAACATGGTCAAGTCGAAAGGCCGCAACAACTTTAAAAACCTGTTTCTCTATGCCCCACAGGGGAAAGCCGACGGCATTAAAATTATCCCCCTCAGTGAAGTGGCGACGAAGGACGATTTTTTTAATATCAAAAAAGCCAGCGCCGCTGACCTGCTGGACGCGCACCGCATCCCCTTTCAGTTGATGGGTGGCAAGCCGGAGAACGTCGGGTCGCTGGGTGATATTGAGAAAGTGGCAAAGGTCTTTGTCCGCAATGAACTTATCCCGTTACAGGACAGGATCCGCGAGATAAACGGCTGGCTCGGTCAGGAGGTCATCCGCTTTAAAAACTACTCACTGGACCCTGACAACGGCTGAACATCGCCGCCTGCGGGCGGCTTTTTTACACCCTGTCATCACGCCCTCACACGCTCACCACCGCACAAAACATCCCGCAGACACACCAACGCCCCGGCGAACAATCTAAACGCCATCACGACGCGCTCAGACGCTGAAAAAATAAAATCAGCACCACCGCCAGCGCGCAGTGCTTTCCCCGCCTCGCCCGCCCGCTTCATGGGGCGGTTTTAATGCAGTTGCATGATGAAACTGAAATCACATCAGCACTGACCGAAACTGACAAAAAGAATAGTATCTGACACATGCAAAAACACGCACTTAATATACGCCTATCTATAGCTCCTACAGGATTGTCAAAAAACGACCAACTCGTCATAGCGTAAACACATTTGGCTCAACGAACACTTACGTTATATGCCTCTTGCACATATCAAAGTCTTAAGGTAGATCTTTACCACTAAGTGGCTATATTAAGCTGCTTTTTTACATACAATAAAAGCTTTATCGTATGAGGCATAAAAATGGAACTTAGATTAAAAAATGTTACCAGTTATAAGAAAGACGCCTTCACAATACTGAATCTTGAAAAAAGAGTAAACATACTATACGGCCAAAATGGTTGTGGCAAATCTACCATTTCAAATTATTTCTACGACTCTACACACACAGATTATAACGAGTGTGAATGTACCCTTCTTGACAATTACAAACCTCTTGTTTACAACACTAAATTTATTGAAGATAATTTCTACAATGCACAGGAACAAAAAGGTGTTTTTACATTAAGTAAAGAAAATGCAGATATTGAAAAACAATTAATTAAAAAAGAAGCAATTAAACAGCAACTTACAGAGCAATATAGACAAAAAAAAGGAGTGTTATTGAAATTAGAAGCAGAAATGGAAAAAAAAGAAAATGAATACATCGAATCGATCTGGAAAAAAACAGAACCAATCAGAAACTCTGTACTAAAAATCTTAATGAAAGGTAAAGTTGGCTATAAAAGACCTTTTTTTGAGATGATAAAATCATCCTCACCAATCACCTTTATTAATTTAAATGATATAGCAAAAGAATACTCTATACTATTAGAAAATAGAAACAATGAAACCGCATTAATAACTCCTTTACACCCATATACCCCATCAATTGATGATGTAAATACATTAGCAACACCTATAATAGATACAAGCAATAGCTATTTATCAGAAACCATTAATAAACTTCATAATCTTGACTGGGTAAAAAAAGGTAAAGAACATTATTTAGACGGTTCTACATGTCCGTTTTGTCAGGAAAAAACTATTAGTCGCGAATTTTTAAATGCCCTTAAATCAATATTTGACGAAAGTTATTCAAAGAAAGTAAAACAGCTCTCAGATATAAAGTCAGTTTATGAGAAAAATACCATATATCATTTTAACGAAATACAAAACAATATATCATCATGTGCACTAATCAATGAGAAAGATAAAGAGATCATTATTTCCAATATTAAAATATTGCAAAACATTGCAGAAAAAAATTTAATAAACATTATTGATAAGATCAACAATCCATCAACATGCGTTACATTAGAAATTGATAAAGAACTAGAAAATCATGTTCAGGAAAGCATAGACGCTGTTAACAAAAAAATAAGAGACATAAATGATAAGGTTAAAAAACTCAAAGAGTATGAGAATAAAATCGGAAAACAAGTTTGGGGGGCTCTCCATGCTTTTTGCAGCGATGATTTAGAGAATTTATCCAAACACAAAGAAAAATTCTTTGATATCAAAAAGAAAGTTCATGATGAATTAAATAATATTGAGCAACAAGGAAAAGAAAATAATCTCACAATAAAAGCATTGCGAGATAAAATATCTAACATTGATTCTACGATAGACTCAATAAACACCCATTTAAAAAATCTAGGGATCTCTGGTTTTTGTATTGAAAAACATGCAGAAAGAAAAGATATGTACATTATATCTCGACCAGGGCATACAAAAAACCAAAATGTTTATAGATCTCTTAGCGAAGGTGAAAAAACACTAATAACGTTTCTTTATTTTTTAGAGTGCTGTAAAGGTAAAACCGATAAAAATGATACCGATAGCAGGGATATTTTTATTGTTATTGACGATCCAATATCTAGTCTATCGCAAAACTATGTCTACGACATCGCATCAATTATTCATCACCACATTATAAAAAATGAATTAACAAAGAAGGTATTAATCCTTACTCACAATCTTTATTTCTTTCATGAACTTATTAAGCTATCTCCTAAAAGCAGAGAAGACAAACTATTTAAGAAAAACTATTATCTAGGTAGAGTAACGAAAAATGATTTTAGTATAATTACTGAAATACAAAAAAACAGCATACAGAATGAATATCAATCTTTGTGGCAAATATTAAAAGATGCAAAAGATGGCAAAGCAAACAAAATCATAATACCTAATATTATGAGAAACATACTAGAATATTATTTTGCATTTGTTCATAGAACAGATGCTCTACAAGATGAATTAACAAAGTTGGCACGCGACGATAGCAACAGTGATTTCAAAGCATTCTACAGATACATTAACAGAGGTTCTCACTCTGATGCGGTAAATATTACTGATATGGGCGACATAGACCCAGATAAATACCTAAAACAATTGAGAACAATATTTTCAGCTACTGGTGACGAAATGCATTATTTAAAAATGATGGACGAACTAGAAGAGGAGAACGTTACCGCTTAGGCCGCATATTATCGTTTTGGGTAAGAACGACGGTGCTTACGCACCGTCTCCCAACGCCCAAAGCGGTAGCGGTTGTACTGGCGTACATTCACTAGCTTTAACATGAGGCAATCTCCATGCCAGCACTATTGTTGCCAATAGCAGCCTTTATACCCTTTGTACAAAGCTAATACCAAGAGTAATGCAAAGTAGATGTCCCAAGCGGTAACGGGGCTATTCTATGTCAAACACAGAAATAATCAAAGCGCCCTATGAATCCCCCCAACCATCAGCGACCGGATACGTGAATTTTTTCCCGTCATAATTTACGGTCGCTCTACGCGCCAGCGCCTCAAGCTCCCATCGCTGCGGCCTGATACCGTTCTGAGCAAGGTCAACGCGGATACGGGTGATTTGCAATCGTTCAGACCTGGTCAGTCTGGCAGATGGTGCAATTTCATGCGGTTTTAACGGGCTTCCGTTTCTTTGCTGACGGTTTGGCGTTCTCAGGTCGTATTTTAATGCGCCCCTGAGCGCCCTCACGACCTCCGGTTCATTCCATTCAATAACACCGTCATCAACCAGATTAAGCACTGCTGCGGCGTGCTCAGAAGGTGTGGGAGCCGGTAACGAAGTATCACCACCGGTGAGCTTTCCACAGTTATTGACAGGACTCCGAGGCGCGGCGATGCCGCTTTTTAAAGTCAAGGGCTCAACGACCGGAACTTTCGGCACAATGCGCCAGTCCGTCGTTCTGGTGATATGAATATGACGCGCGCCGAGATGCGGCGCGTAAATGCCGACCACTCTCTCGACTTCTTCCTCATACTCGTTAACGTCATCCGACGGGCTACGGGCGACCCTGACAGTCTGACAATCGCGCGGGACATTTGCCCCACCCTGCGCGCTGATATACAACGCAAAATCACCACTGTCTGCGGCGGCGCGTGCAGCCTCGACGCGCTCGTCAAACTCATCAGCAATGCTGACGCCGCGAGGCAATTTGCGTAGTTCACGGTAAGCCCCCATTGTCGGCAGACCAACCGTTTTAAATTGCGGGATGCGCCACGTTGACGCCCATGCGGTAACAGCCGCGGCAGTGTCTTTCAGCGGTCTGCCGGTATCATTATCGAGCTGACCATCCAGTGCATATCCGTCGATATTTTTTGAGATGTATTTCGCGATATACCCCGCAGCACCGCCCCGGTTAAGGTGTTTCGCCTGAAAACGGTTTCGCGCGGCTCCTCTTTCGTCGCCATCCTCTTTGAGCGCATAGCGACGCATGATTTCGATAATCTGGTTACGCTGGCGTGGATTACAAAAAAGCATCATATGCCAGTGCGGCGTTCCGTCGTGGTGTGGCTCGACGACACGCAAACCGTAGACCTGTAAATCATTATCCTTGAATGCCGTGCGCATCAGGCTCCAGATACGGCAGAGATAACGCTGCGCATCCTTTGGATTAAATGCCTCATCATTCCAGCCGTGATTAAGCTGGACGGTTTTACTTTCGCCTTTTCCGACCTGACGTGTCGGGTGATACTTTGACGGCGTGGTCAGCGTGATAAACATCCCCACATCACCCTCTGCGGCGGCGTAACGCTCAATACCGGCAATGGTGTTCATCAGCTCCATCCGGCGAATTTCAGGATTAGAAATACTGCCCATCACCTTACTGATAAGGTCGATGCGCTCGCCGGTTTCCCTGTTTTCAAGGTCACACGATTTAAGAAATTCCAGATTTGCCTGGCGGCGTGCACGCACATCACGAATGGCATGTTTACTGGCATAAGGAGAACGGTCTTTATTCACCTCCCCGACAGCAATCAGTAACGCCTCATGCCAGCGCATACGCTGGCCTTTAAGCTGATGAGTCCACCACTCATCGTTAAACAGACGGGCAATGGCAGAATATGCCTGCCTCGTGGTCATCTGTCCTTTACGGTATTTTTTCCAGTAGAGAGGGGAAATATTGAAAGCACGTGCAGCGCCAGCAACATGACCATAGAGGTGAGCCTGCGCCTCATCCGTAAACAGCGATTCTTTTTCGCCATGTGCATCCACCCAGGCATCGCTGAGTTCCTCATACATCATGAAAAGCTGCGATGAGATACGGGCGGCAAACTTTTTCAGCTCCTTGTCATTCATTCCCGGCAGGCGCGCATAGTGGTCACGCTCTGCCAGAAACAGCAACGACGCGTCGGTGTTCATTTCATGGCGCTGATTCACACGCTCAATGCGCGGCCATAAACGACGCTGAAAAGTGGATGTGAGGAAATAAAACCCGTGCACCGGGCTTTTATTGCGCCGGATGTAGTCATAGCGTGAAGTAAACAGCGAGCGCAAAAAGTAAGGCAGGCGGTTAATCGTGGATAAAACACCTTGCACCTGACGCATCTCGTCACGTGTAAGGGGTCTTTCGCGCCCGAGGGCCTCGCGTGGCGCGTTCCATGCATAAGCACCGGTAAACATCTTACCGGTGCCTGCGGCAAATGCTGACGGAGGGACAAAACGCCCGGAGGCTTTAACGGCCATATGAGCCAAAAGCCTCTGAACAACGCTTGCTGAGTTGCTCAACCTGCACGTTTAAATCAGCAAAAGACTTTGCGCTTCCGGTCAGAATATCGTGATGCATCAGGCCTGAAACGAGCTGGCTTAATTTCGGGTAATAACCAACCACCGCCAGCCATTCCTGACCGGCGTTTTTACCGCTTTCCGCTCTCTTTTTCTCGTGGAGAATAAACTGAAAGCTGTCACTGGTAACGACATAACGTTCGCCAATTTCAATACGAATACTCATGCCGTTCTCCGGTAATGTTTGTTTTTTGCTTCAAAGACTGACTGACAGGAAACACAACGCGTGGCTGACGGGTAAGCCGCACGACGGGCAGCAGGTATTGGCGCGTCACACTCTTCGCAAACCAGCGCAGAAGCACCGCAATGTTTTACCCTTGCCGCGTTAATCTGGCGCTCCAGTAATTCAGCCTGTTGTTCCTGAATAAAATCTACGTTGTCCGGCATTACCAGTTCCTTTTGTCGTTCAGTTTTTTAAATTCATCAGCGCAATAGCTGGCGATTTCTGTCGTTAATTTCGTCAGTTCATCCACGGAGGAAATTTGCTTGTGAAATACAGCGCGTTTAACAAGTAAATTGACCACATCAGACAGGAGGTTTAATTCACTCTGATAAATCGCGATAACAGATTCAGTTATTTCGCGTTTTTCTTTATCAAGACCAAGTTGAATAAGAGACAAATCGCCATTTTTCATAACGGCGATTTTTAAGGCATTGTTCAGTAAAACAACTGAACGAGAACAGGACATCAAAGCACCTCCCCGCGAGACAAGCCGATGTTGTGAAATTTTTCCGACTCCTGACTGAGCAGCTCGACTATCTCCACGCGGGATAACTCCGCCTTTGTGATGTGGCGAATCATGGCGTCAAGATGAGAAGAAAAGCGCGTCGCTGCATCGGCCTGTGCTTCGGTTCTGGCCTGTTGCAGCAGTAATGCGTATTTACCGCACTGATTTTCAGAAACTGTATGCATGACTTTCTCCAGGCAAAAAGAAGCCCCGCACAATTAAGTGCGTTAAAAACTCTGGTTAATTACTTAATGCAGATATTGCTCTGGTTTTACCGATGTCAGAATTGTCGGTGCATACTCAAACAGACTGAATAATTCACGTAATGCACGGAATAAAGCATCACGCCAGTAACATGATTCTTCATTAATTCGCCAGTATGGCTGGTTGAATTCTTTTTCTGTCAATCTGGCATGCATAAATAAAGTACGCCGCTGACTGACTGTTAAAAAACTAATATATGCATACTCACTTGCACCGACCTGACGGCGTTTTGAGAATGCCCCACGCAATTCATCAATTGCACAAACCAGCCGTTCACGTTCGACATCGTTCATTTCTTCGAAACGCATCGTTGCGTGACGTTGTTTTAACTGCGCATGGAAGCAAACCGTTAGCCGTTCACGTTCCATCATCTGATTATAATAATCACATGTCTCCTGCCAGCGAGGGACGGCCAGATGCTTACCAATTATCCGGCGCATAGCTGCTGGCTGTTTTTCGACGAGATTAAGTGTCATCACTGTCATTTCCAGACCCTCCGGCTTTTCAGAAAGGTCAGAGCCTTTTTTAACGGACTCTGTTTTTTGGTGCGGATAATGATTCCCTTACGCCCCTTACCGTGGGTGATGGTGAAGTCAATCGCCCTGGGGCTTTCGTTACGCAGTAACTGAGCAATACAACGAGGTTCATTCATACGGTTCTCCTTAACGTGGTTCACCGAGACCTAACCACATCAACCAGCCGTCACGAATCTCTTTAGGGCGGCTTTCATAAGCCAGTTTTAGTCCGTTATTCCATGCCGGAAGGTATACCCAATATTCACCTGCACGACCTGAAGCTGATTGTGGATCGGTCATATCAATTACAGGCAGCTTTCCTTTATCGATCATCCGACGAACCGCTCCTGTCGATTTTCCTATTAGTTTTGCGAACTCCTGATAAGGAATCGCATCAGTCATGAGTGTTACTTGCTTGCTCATGTCGTCCTCCAGCCCTCATGAATTGCGTTTAATGCCTTATAATGCCTTTTAGTGCACACATCCAAGCACTAAACAATCTACATCTAAACTAAATACTATTGAGATCTAAACACCATGTCAAACACGATAAGCGAGAAGATAGTCTTAATGCGAAAATCAGAGTATTTGAGCAGACAACAACTTGCTGATTTAACAGGGGTTCCGTATGGCACGCTGAGTTACTATGAAAGTGGTCGTTCAACACCTCCAACAGATGTCATGATGAACATCCTGCAGACCCCACAATTCACCAAATACACTTTATGGTTCATGACCAATCAGATCGCTCCTGAGTCCGGGCAAATTGCGCCCGCTCTCGCACACTTTGGGCAAAACGAAACAACGTCGCCCCACTCCGGTCAAAAGACTGGTTAACAATTCATCGTGAATATATTCATCACAAGTGCCTACTATTGGTGGCTAAATTTCAGCCACCACGAAAAAAGCGATTAGTAGTCGCCAAAAAACACACCACTCGGAGGGTTTTCTGATGGCAATCAAAAAACTCGATGATGGTCGATATGAAGTGGACATCCGCCCTACTGGACGTAATGGAAAACGCATCCGTAGGAAGTTTGATAAGAAAAGCGAAGCTGTCGCTTTCGAGAAATACACGTTGTACAACCACCACAATAAAGAATGGCTATCAAAACCAACAGACAAGCGACGTCTGTCGGAGCTGACACAGATCTGGTGGGATTTAAAGGGTAAACACGAAGAGCATGGGAAATCTAATCTTGGAAAAATTGAAATCTTCACAAAAATAACGAATGACCCATGCGCATTTCAAATTACGAAATCGCTTATCAGCCAGTACTGCGCCACCCGAAGAAGTCAGGGTATTAAACCTTCGAGTATCAATCGTGATTTAACATGTATTAGCGGCATGTTTACAGCCCTGATTGAAGCGGAGTTATTCTTTGGTGAGCACCCTATCAGAGGAACAAAAAGGCTTAAGGAGGAAAAACCAGACACAGGCTATCTCACGCAGGAAGAAATTGCCTTACTGCTTGCTGCTCTTGACGGCGACAATAAAAAGATTGCGATTCTTTGCCTGAGTACTGGGGCACGTTGGGGAGAAGCAGCTCGTTTGAAAGCAGAAAATATCATCCATAACCGCGTCACGTTTGTTAAAACGAAAACAAACAAACCACGCACCGTCCCGATCTCAGAGGCTGTTGCCAAAATGATCGCGGATAACAAACGAGGTTTTTTATTCCCTGATGCTGATTACCCTCGCTTCAGACGAACAATGAAAGCAATAAAACCGGATTTGCCAATGGGGCAAGCCACACATGCACTAAGGCACAGCTTTGCCACTCATTTCATGATTAATGGAGGAAGTATTATCACGCTACAACGGATACTAGGTCACACGCGGATTGAACAAACTATGGTTTACGCTCATTTTGCGCCAGAGTACCTTCAGGACGCCATTTCTCTTAATCCGCTAAGAGGTGGTACTGAGGCCGAGAGTGTCCACACAGTGTCCACAGTAGAGTAACGTTTAAGGGCTTTCAGTGGTAATTTATGCCGCTCAAACCCGCATTGTACCGTTGAAAGCCCCTACTGGTGACACCCTAAATCTCCCTTACACGGGCTTATTTTTTTATGCATAAGCCCTATCTCTGGTAACCGTCTTCCATTGACCACATCGATAGAATCTCCCTTCATAGCACGATGCCTTTCACGTAACGGCATCGTGCTCGCACAGGTTCCGGCTAAGCACAACCAGAACGCGCATGTTTGACGCTTACCAAAAAATATTCTCACTCTCCACATTTGAATGTCAGACGAGCGACGCCATGTAATCCTGCACCTTCTGTCTTCAGGTCAACTATCTGCATTTTTTTGCCCTGAGTAACACAGAAATGGGCTGCATCATTTTTTACTATATTTTCTGCACCAGATATTCTGCCCCTGGCTAAAGAAGCTTCGGCTTCGGTGTAGTATTGGTTATCGAGTTTACGCTGAATATTACTTTTATATGCAAGACCAAATTTACCGATACTTGTCTCATCATTATGCACAGCACAACCAGACACAATAAAAATACTAATTAATGATATAGCAGCTATCTTTTTCAT